GGGATGACGTTGAGCGTCGTTATCGCACTTATGGTGATTTCCCAAATAACTCGTCGATTATCCGTGTTGAAGTAAATGAAGATGTTGCTGCCGGTGTGACTGATGCGAGATACTTGCCATTCGGCTCTTTTGGTCCTCCAAGATTTGCAGATTGGACATATCTCTCAGGTGGTTCTGAGCCAATTAACAATTGGGTAAATAACAATATTCCACGCACCGGGTCGCGCAAGCCAGAAGATGGCTTCTTAGATGTTGGACCTGCTGGGTTAGATAATGCATTTACTGCGTCTCTTGAGTATCCGTCCGTAGCGCTTAGAACTAATGCTACCGATGGCGACTTACCAGACCCAACTGATGCCTATTTTGGATTTGACTCCACACAAAATGGAAACAACCGCTTTGAAGATTCAAATATTGATATTTTAAGAGTTCTTCCAGCAGCAGTAAGCTCTCATGCGAACTCTTATGACGTTGATGGGACTGGTGTTGAATTCTCGTATGTATTTACACTTGATGACTTGAGCAGTTCTTCTCCAAGACCTGCCGAGACAAGGGCGGTATATTCTTCAGGATCCCGAGCATTAGGAAAATCATTTACAGCAGTTAGCTCGTCTTATGAAGAGGTTCTTGACCTTGGATATGATAGATTTACTGTTCCGATGCACGGCGGATTTAATGGGCTTAAAGTTACAGACAAAGAACCATTTAATAACACTGAAGCTCTCAACGGAAATGATTCTACAAAATATGCTTTCTACAGTCTCCGACGTGCAATTGATACAGTTGCTGATCCTGAGAGAGCCGAGTTTAACTTAATGGCTATTCCAGGTATCTACAAAGAATCTATAACTGCACACGCAATTGAAGTTTGTGAAAGCAGAGGTGATGCCTTAGCGGTTATTGATCTTGATACCGGCTATAAGGCACAGACTGAGAACACAAACTCTCAAGAGGACAACGCTGGCTCTGTTACGACAGCGGTTAACAACTTAAGAAATCGTGGACTTAATTCAAGCTATGGCGTTGCTTACTACCCATGGGTCCAGATTCGCGATAATATTAACGATTCATTATTGTTTGTGCCGCCTTCTGTCGTTGCTCTTGGAACATATTCCAGCGCACAACGAAACACCGAGCTTTGGTTTGCACCCGCAGGCTTCACTCGTGGTGGTTTAACAGAAGGCTCCGCAGGATTGCCAGTTGTGCAAACTCGTCAGCGATTAACCTCTAAGGAGCGCGACAAGCTCTACGAGGCAAACATCAATCCAATTGCAACATTCCCAGCAGAGGGTATTGTAATCTTCGGTCAAAAGACTCTTCAGGTTACTCCTTCCGCTCTTGACAGGGTTAATGTACGCCGTCTCTTGATCTTCCTTAAGCGCGAGATCTCAAGAATTGCTGCAACCACCTTGTTTGATCAGAATGTTCAAGCTACATGGAACCGATTTAAGTCCAGAGCAGATGCCTTCCTCGCTTCGGTTCAAGCCCGTCTTGGTTTAACAGATTACAAGATTGTTCTTGATAGCACTACAACAACTCCAGAGTTAGTTGACAGAAATATCATGTACGCTAAGATCTTCCTTAAGCCAGCGCGAACAATTGAGTTCATCGCCCTTGACTTTGTTATTACAAATTCAGGTGCAGGATTTGAGGATTAAAAAATAAAGGACTATATATTACAAATGGAGACTTATAACTAATGGCAAGTAAACAAAACTTCTGGGGCAACCCGAATTTTGAACCAAAAAGACAATTTAGATTTTTGGTACAACTATCTTTTGGAGAACAGGATGTAACCTTCCTTGCGAAGTCTGTTGATCGTCCTTCGTATAGTATCTCCTCTAATGCTCACCAGTTCTTTAATCACACCTTTTATTACCCAGGGCGAGTGACTTGGAACACACTTAATTTAACTCTTGTGGATCCTTTACAACCTAATGGTGCTGAACTTCTCTATCAATACCTTGAGAACTCTGGCGTTAAAGATCCTACAGATGTTAATGCTGCTACTGGCACAACCATTACAAAGTCCTCTGCTACAACAGCGATGAGCAATATTGTAATTCAAGAGATCGGAACTCCTGAAGGTGGTGGAGATGCATCTTTGATCGTGGGTCAATGGACCTTGAAGAATGCGTTTTTTACAGACGTTAATTTTGGATCTCATGACTACGGCTCAGAAGATATGGTCGATATTGGTATCACAGTTCAGTATGATTGGGCAGTATATGAGGCTTCCTCTAACCCAGGTGCTGTTGATCCCACCAGCGTTATCTAATTTGTAATCAATATTTTTTTAGAAACTATTTAAAATATAGCACAGATACGGTATACTGTGTATAGACTATTTTAAAGAGGTGTAAATGTCTAGAAATAAGCAGCGAACTGCTGCTGCCACGGACGCCGTTGCGGCTACTGCTCCAACAACCCCGGCAGCCCCAGCTTCGCTTTCATATGTAACTCCAACAGAGTTTGTTGAGCTTCCTTCCCGTGGTAAGTTCTATTCTACAGATCATCCCCTTCACGGCAAAGAAGTGATTGAGATGAGGTATATGACCGCAAAGGACGAGGATATTCTAACTTCTCCTGCGTTGCTTAAGAATGGTGTGGCAATTGATAGGTTGATTGAAAATCTTATTGTTGATAAGAGTATTTCTGCAAACAGTTTGCTGATAGGTGATAAAAACGCAGTAACACTTGCAGCAAGAATTTCTGGCTATGGTGAACAATACGAAGTAAATGTGACTTGCCCCGCTTGTGGCTCAAACACCGATCATACTTTTGATTTATCACAAATCCCACACAATCATGGTATTCAGCCTGATGATGATACTGAAAATGTTTCGCTAACACCAGAGGGTACATTTATTGCGACACTGCCCAGAACTAAATTTACTGCTGAATTTAGGCTATTAAATGGTGAAGATGAAACCTACATTGAGCAAGCAGCCTCTAAACTGAGAAAATTAAATCTACCAGAGTCTTCCTCCACAACCTTGCTAAAACAACTTGTTGTATCAATTAATGGAGTTAATACACCCTCAGAGATTGCTAACTTTATTGATAATATGCCAGCACAAGACGCACGATTCCTTCGTGCTTGTGTTCAATTAGTTACCCCCAATGTTGAAATGACACAGAATTTTGAATGCACGTCATGCGGTACGACAACCGAAATGGCGGTGCCGTTCACTTCGGAGTTTTTTTGGCCTAACTGATGACTATATGGCGTCTGTCTATGAACAGTTCTTTTACTTAAAAATGCACGGAGGCTGGAGTTTTATCGAGGCTTACAACCTCCCAGTTAAACTACGCAACTGGTTTGTTAGAAGATTGTCGCAACACTTTGAAGAAGAGAACAAGGCTTACAAGGAAGCGTCAAGAAGAGGGTAATAATAAAAACGGGCAGAAATGCCCGTTTCTTTTTATGTGAAACTATTTATAAGAGATAAGTATACTCGGAGGTCTTTACGATGAATGAACCAAACGACTTGGTTGAAATTGAAATTAATTTAAATATGAAAAAAGAGGGACTTTTAAACGAGTCTGGTCTTGCAGCATTTGGTGGACAAATCGAGTTGATGCTCCAAGGAATGTTTGGTCGAGGTCGTATGCCCCCTGTTAGAATAAGGGGCAAGAGAAGCGATGTTGAGTTGTTTAAAGCTGCTTTGGGTAATGAAGCAAGGTATCTTAAAGCAATGAAGAAGTACGGACTTAATGACCAAAGGACTTATAGAAGCAAGTCCTCTTTAGACAGAGCCCTTCAGCAATTTGAAAAAGCTACCGGAATTCCGTGGCCATTCGCATAGGGGGTAGTTAATTATGGCTGAAGACGCCGGTAAACTTTTAGAACAAATATTACAAGCGGCACAGAAAGCAGAAGAAGCAGGCTTTGGTGATTTTGCTAACCAATTTACCAAACTCTCTGAATCTCTTGTCGAATATTCTGAATTTGGAGATATCCTAACAGCCGTTAACGCAGAGTTTGATGATACAATTGAAAATTTCATCAAGCTACAAAAAGCTTTCGCAGACGGTCAGCAAGCCGCTAATAATTTTAATAACAACTTAGATAGAACTATTGTCAGCCTGACTGGTGTAACTGATGGCTCAGACACTCTTGTTGGCTCTTTCTTTAAGTTGAGAAAATCATATAAGGATTTAGAGGGTTCTTCTGAAAAGCAAAAAGAATTATTTGATGCCCAAATAGAATCAATCAAGACCTATGTTGATAATCTTGATTTTGCAGCCTCCGCAGCCGGAGCCCTTCAAAAAAATACAAAAAAATTACTTGTTGCCAACGATGAAGCTACTGCTGGGTTTGCTAAGGCAACTGGATTAGGAAAATCTTTTAACAGCCAAATTCTAGAGCTTGAAGCAAGCAATCGACAATTTGGTGTGACCATTGATGACTCAAAAAACGCAGTACAAGATCTTGTAGAGAATCTTTCTGGCTTTACTTTAATGGGCGCGGACGTGCAGAATGTGCTTGCCACTGAGGTAGCACAATTAGAGCGTCTCGGAGTTTCTGGTGCTACTACTACGGGCGTGTTTGAAAGTCTAACAAGAACATTTGGAATGAATGCTCAACAAAGCATTGCCCTAACACAAGAAACTGAAACACTTGCTCAAGAGCTTGGAATATCTTTGAACGAGGCTGTTAGCAATCTTAACAAGGCTTTGCCTCAATTAGCATCTTTAGCGGCAGATCAAGTTGGTCCAGCATTTGAAGATTTGCAAAAGCGAGCAGTTGAAACAGGATTGGCTGTTAACGATTTAATCGGCATCGCAGGAAGATTTGACACATTTGATGAAGCAGCCAGCGCAGCAGGTAATCTGAACGCTGTTCTTGGTACACAAATGTTTGACACCATGGGTCTGCTTGAAGCTCAGATGGAAGGACCAGACGCAGTTATCGAAGAACTGCGACAAGGGTTATTAGGCTCAGTTGGTAGTTTTGAAGAACTAACAGTGTTCCAAAGAAAGGCAATTGCTAATGCAAGCGGGCTTAATGAACAAGAAATACGAGGTCTATTCCTTTCTGAGGAAATAACTGAGGAGCAAAAAAGACAAGCGGAGGAAAGGGATGCGAATCTTAAAGCTGCAATGGATCTTAAAGATGAGCTACTTGCCCTCACAAGAGAATTGGCAATTGCTATTCAGCCATTGATGGATTTCGCTAAACTTATAGTTGGCGGCTTCTCCAAAGCGGTCTCAGGAATTAAATCGATACCAGGACTCGGAGGAGGGCTTGGAAGTGTTGTCGCAGGTGCTGGTGTCATCGGCGGCGGGATGGGTTTAAATAAACTAAAAAATGTAGCCATGGAAAAACTTTTTGGTAAAAAACCTGGCAAAGCACCAGACGGCTCCGAGAAGAATCCTTTCTTTGTTAGATTCTTGCGTAAAGCTGCCGGTGCTGATGGCGAAGGCGGACTTATGGGCAAGGTGAAGGGCAAAGTAAAAGATAAGATTATGGATAGCTCTATAGGTCGAAAGTTTAGTGGATTGGCTGATAAATTTAAACCTAAAGGCGGCGGCGGACTTTTCAGTGGATTAAAAAGCATTGGTAAAAAGTTTGGTCTTAAAGGGCTCGGTAAATTGGGACTAAGAGCAATCCCAGGTCTCGGAACAGCGATGTTGGCTTATGAAGGGTTTAACCTTGCGAAAAGTATGTTCCAAGACGGCGGAGGTATTGCTGGCACGGGTCCAGTACCAATTACAGCCCACGGTGGTGAGGTTGTTGTTCCTGTTGAGAAAACACCAGCAGCGAGCAACTTGGCAAATATGGTTGCTGAGAGATCAGCAAACAACGGTGCTATGAATGCACTCGTTAAAGAAATTAGAAACCTTAACAATCGTCCGATTCAAGTTAACTCGACAATTGAGATGGATAACAGAGAATTTGGACGCTCAGGT